GCCATTGTGTTTTACCTCTAGTAATTAAACGTTTCCAACGACTTCTTCAAAACTTACTCCAGTGCGAGTAGCAACGAAGGTAAGTCCAATGAAGTTGATTGATCTTGCAGGTTTTACGAAAATATCAGCCCTGAATTGATTTCCATCAATCACATCGGGAGTATTATTTGTTTCATCACAGATAACAACAAAATCAGTAATTCCTCTCTTTGATTTAACATCGCGGAGATATGGTTCAACAATGTTGATGAAGTTTGATCTTGTGATTACGTCATTAAATTCAAAAAGTTGTGATCTTGCTGCTCTTTCAATTGTTCCTTCAATTGTCAAGAACAAACGACGAACGTTGATTCTATCAAAAGCAGAACCATAAGAGAGTGCAGTTTTATCACCAAATAAGATGATTCCAGCACCAGGAGAGAAAATAATTGGATTAATTCTTCTCGGATAAAGTAAATCTCTTTGTGCTTGTGAAGGATTGTAAGCAAGTTTTACAGCACCATTGATTCCACCTCTGGAAGAACCAGCAGGAGAGAACCAAGGATATTGATTGATTGATGTTCTAGCCATCAATCCAGCAACGTCTGCATTACAAGCAATATATCTAAAGGTGTTGTTGAATCTATCAAACGTATACTTATATCCAGAATCAAAAACTGCATAAGAAGATGAAGTCAATGAATCAAAGAAATTAATAACGTTTTGTGTTTGTGTGTCAGAGTTAGTAACATTTACAACTCCATCTCTGTGTGGAGAAATGACTGCAATACAATCTCTTCTTTGTTCTGCAACAGAAATTAAAGCATTTGCTTTTGCTTGTGAATCATAAATTGTAGCACCACCAGAAGGTCCAGAAATTAAGAAATTGACTGAATATTCTGCTGGATTGGTGAGAATGTTATAAGATGAAATAATATTTGCGAGTGTTGCATTCATTCCACCACTTGCAGAATAATCAACACCACCAGTTAAATTGTAAGTTACATTTCCAGCAGCACTGAATGTGATGCCTTGTGCATTTACTCCCCAATTTCCAGTTGCAGTAGCGGTAAGTCCAGTAGTTAATGCAAATCCAGTAGCAGATCCAGTTGGTGCTTTACCAGCAAAAACATATGAAGATTTGTTTGCAATAGAATCTTTGTAATATACTGGTTCTGATGGTGAAATCTTACCATCAAGTGCTTTTGATAAGTAAGTATATTTTTCTAAAACATTTCCAGCAATACCAGTTACTAAACCAGTATCATCTACAACTACAAGGTGGAATTCGTCATTACGACCATTTCTTTCTGCACAATATTGTGAAGTTTTTGGTTTTTCTGCAATAGATTTCCAATAAATTGTAGTATTAGTAAGACCCAAAGTTTGTTGGTTATACCAATCTGATAATGTAGCAGAAGTAATTGAACTAGTTGTTACACCTGCTGTGGTAATTACTTGAATTGTATTTGAAACAGTTGATGACGTAGAACCTCTTGTGAAAGTAAACGTTGTTGTTCCAATACCTGCTGTGATTGTTTTATCTACATAAATTGCGCTTGTTCCAATAGAAACAACTGTTGTTCCTGCTGATACACTTGTTCCAGAAACAATATCACCAAGTTGAATTCCAGTTGTTACAATTCCAGTAATTGAAGCATCAAACGCTTCACTCAAATAACCAGAAGTTGTTGCAACTCCAACTGTTGTTGATACTGTAGATGTTATTGGAGTTTGGAATGCGTATACACCACCTTCAGTGTAAGAAACTTGCGAAACTGTTGTTCCTGAAATTGTTGCAGAAACTTTTACATACAATTCACTTGCACCTACACCAGTGATAATTCCTCTCAAATAACCAGTAGCAGAAGAAGTTGATCCAACACCAGCAATAACTCTACCATCAATTGGTTGAGTAATTCCCATCCCAACAGATACACCAGTAGTTGTCACGCCAGAAATGGTTTGATCTGCAAAAGCATCAATCGTGCAAACTTTTAAATTATTTGCCCACTTTCCTGGATTCTTGGCAGCATAATACCAAGATGTTGCAGTTTGTTGGTTGTTAATATAATCTTCATATGAAGAAATTTTAAGCGTAGTTGATGCTACAGAAACACCAGCATTTGAGTTATTTAAATTGTCTCCATCTGTTCTAATGACCCTAAGAATGCCACCATACGAGAGATACGATGATGCACCTAACCAGTACTCATATTGAGCATCAGTTGAAAGAGATTTACCGAATGTTTTGAGAAGATCGTTTTCAGTTTCAATTAAGATAGGAACATTTACTGGTCCTTTCTCAAATGGTCCTGCTATAGCGCCGACTTGATCATTAATTGCATCAATTCTCCCAATAGTTAAGTCAACTTCTCTCGTTTTGACGCCCGGAGATACTAAGTTTAGCGACATGTTTTTCCCTCTAAAGAAGTTTCATTTTGTCTAGAAGTATTTATAAATTACTAATTTTAGTTGTATTCCCACATATATGATCTATCACCGTATTCATCAATGTGCCATCTATCACCATCAACATCAACAAATGAAGTTTCTTCATTTATTCCATCAGAAATAAACCCAAAAGGAGACATATCTGCTTCAATCTGATCTTTTTGTTCTTCGTATATTCTTTTGCGAACATCATTGTCCGTCATTTCTCTAAAATAATCCTGAATGACCAACCAAGCAAAAATCACTAAACACATTGCCAAGTCATCATTACAACCTTCTTCTGCTTCAAACGATTGATTCTTTTGAATAAAGGTGGTTAATTCACTAATAATATCATAATCACTAATTATCAATTTATCATCTTCTATGATTGTCTTTAAATTTGAACATCCAACTTTTTTTACAGTTTTGGACATTTTTACACCAAGTTGAGATTTCTTTCCAGAAAATCCTTGCCCAACTAATTGTCCTGCCCTACCCCTCATTGAACACATTAAAATATTATCATATTCTAAATCAAAGTGAAGTATTGTTGATACTTGTTCTCCAATATCATTAACCTCAACTAAAACAAAACATTTATTGTATGCTTTTGCAACATCTTGTATGATATTTGGAAAAAGCATTGGTTTTATTTCATTATTTCTATATTTTGCAACAACTCTATATGGGAAAGTGGTAATATCAAAAACTACAAATGCAGAATAGTCATTACTCATACCTCTAGAAACGTCAACAGTCATCAAATAACTATTGTCCTCTATTGGTTCATAATATACATCAAGACCTTTATTCCTTTTTAATGGATCTTCATAGACCATTGATCTAAGTTTTGACGGAGTAATTAATGTGTCAACAGATCCCAAAAATTCGCACTCAAACTCTTGTGTGAATTGTCTTTCGGAAGTGTTTGCAATCGTTTGTCGTTTCCACTCTGCATCTCTTCCAGGCACCGCAGACCAATGGACTTCCAATGGAATATAACCATTCTTTCCTCTTTCAGCATCATGCCAAAGTTTATAAAACATATTCATCCCATTAGGAGTTGAGATGATAATAACTTTTGTGCTTTGTCCTGAAGAAATAGTAGGATATACAGAAGAGAAAAACTGTTCTGCAATGTGATTTGGAATGAACGCAAATTCGTCCAAGAAAATAATATTAAAAGAGTTTCCTCTAACAGCAGATGATGATGTGGATGCTGCTACAATTTTAGATCCGTTTTCAAGTTCTAAAGAACCTTTGTTCCAAGAACCAACACCTTGCTGCAACCACTTTGGTAAATTCTCATAAGACAGTTGCAATCTACCTAAAAGTTCTATTGCAGTTGCTGCTTTGTTTGCTAGAATTGCAATTCTTATATTGTCATTAAAAAGAGCATAGTGAAGAAGATACGATACAACAGTTGTTGATTTTCCTGTTTGTCTGGGAAGTTTTGCAATATTAAATCTATTTTCGTGAAAGTTTGTAATTAATTCTTCCTGAAAATCATACATACTGAATGGAATTAATCCCTCATCAAGAGAGACAATTTTAATATAATTTTTTGCAAAATATATTGGATCTTCTTTACATCTTATATACTCTTCAATATTTTCTTTAGTAAATTCAATTTGAACGTTTTCAGCTTTTAAATTTGGATTTCCCTTATAATGTTTTTCAACCATTATTTAATTATGTTTGTTTCTATTGTGAATAATGTTTCTTGTTGCTTGAAATAAAGTTTAATGAAAGATTTGGCAAGATTTTTTACAAATTTTATATCATCACAACTATCTATTTCTCTTGAAATTTTTTCATATTCAAATATTTTACTCAAATTATCAAGTTCAATACTGTTTGGGTCCATTTGCATCTCCAGTAAATAATAATGGTTTTGTTGGGTCTTTTGTTGATGGATTAAATGATAAGACAATTGCATTTGGATAAATTTTTCTTACTTCATCCGTAACTTGTTTTTTGGTTGGTCTTGTAAATTGTGGAAAAAACATTTGCGATGTAATATATTTTCCTCTCCAATTTAGTAGTATACTATAAGTTGTTCCACGAGTTTGTATCCTCAAATAGCTTTCATTTGTTGGAGTGACTTTTGCAATTGAAAACTTTTCCCACATTTTTGGACCATATGAACAATCAGACTTTACTTCATCTTTTTTGCATAAAGTGCAATATCTTTTTTCTTCAACTGCCTCTGATTTAGTTCCCCAATTTGCAGCACCAACTTTACGGCATTTGACTAATGCTCCAGAAGCATAAGCACTAGGCCAAACTTTATACCTCGATTTGACTTTTGTTTTACAGGCATCTTCTTCTACATACTCTTCTGTTGCAACATTTATTGCCTTACCTTTTCTGTCTGGGTTTGGATCTTCTTTTCTCTTTCTTCTTGCTGCTGCATTTTCTTCATCATCAGACATATTTGCAGCCATTTTTGACGAACCACATTTTGGTTTAGTATTTTGTCCTGGTTGCTTCGCACAAGGTTTCCCAGCATATTTCCCTCCCAATTGAACCCATCCTGGTTTTCCATCTTTTGATTTACTTTTGGAAAACCAATCGTGTAAAGAATAATCTCCTGATTTTCTTCCTTCACTAATGCCTTTCATTTTTTCTGGTTTGATTAAATCAATAACTTCCAAAAAAGTATTCCCATTTGCATCTTCAATTGTCACTGTCTCTTTAACATCTTTAAACTTTTTATGCTCTTTTTTAGCAGATGCTTCCATTTTTTTCAAACGAGTATAATAATCTGGAATTTCATCAAGATGTTGAAGAGCAATATCAATTGCTAAAGTTTTATCTTTTGTGTGTTCGTGTTCAATAGGAGCACCCATATCAAGTTGCTTCTGAATATCCGAGACATTCATACGATGTTTCCTTGCAATTTGCTCTACAGTTTTGTGTGGTTTTAATTGCTCATTAACTTCTGTTTCCGACTCTCCACTATCCATATAATCAGCAACAGTATCAATATAATCAGCAGCTTTCGTAATTTTTGATTGTATCCAAGCTTCTAAATTTCCCTCTCCATTTAATTTTTTTAATAATCTACCAATGGCACTTTGTGCAGTTTTTAACTCACTTCTTGCCATTGAAAATTCATAATCTTCCGATATGATGGAATTGCAAATCATCATATCTGTAATGAATCTCCAATTTTTAAAAGAGTTAATGCTCATTGTTTTTTCTCTACCTTTTATTATTTAGTTTTATCTTCAGGGTTTATCCCATTTTTAATTAATTTGTGGAGATCTGCCGTTGAACCAATGAATACAGAATTGTTTACTGTAGATGGTCGTTTTGTTTCTTCTTCTCTTATTTTTTTATTTTTTTGTTGTAAATCCATAAGTTTATCGGCAACGTCGGCAATATTTTTAATTCCTTGAAGTGCAACTTCAAAATCTCTTGCTTTTTCTGAACTTTGTGCTAATTCCAATATACTATCAATTGCTTCTTGTCCTTTTTCTAATAAAGCATAATAATGTCCTCTTGTGTATTCATAATCGGCATCTAAATCATTTTTATCTGTCGGTCTAGATAATTTTGATGGGGATCTTTTTACAATTTCCTTTTCTATGGGAGTTGCTTCTATCTCCAATGCTTCATTTATGTTATCAAATTTATTATTCATACATCAATACCTTTAGATGGACTATATACTTTTCCATCATTGTAATCGTAACGATATTCATTAAATCCAAAATCATCAGTTTGCTCTATTAAATCATCATCTAGAGAATTAATTAAATTAATATAACTTCCATTTGTGTGAGATTCAATTGGTGTGCTATCTTTGCCTCTTACTACAGTTATTGTATTTCCATTAATTGATTTAATCATCATTGATTCAGTATCAATTTGAATATAATCATCAATAGATAGATTTGTAGAATTTCCAACATCAAATTTTGTTATTTGATCGTCAATATTTTCTGATAATGTTGTAGTATGATCGTCATTATAATCTGTTATTGCTCTTGGCTCTGCAATATATCTGAGTTGTCTAGAAGCATTTTTAGTATTTGTATTGCTGTAATAATCAACTTGTACTTTTTTGATAAATCCTTCGTCGGAATTTGGAACAGGTCCAAATAGATAAGTTTTTGCTGTAAAATCTAATGTATAAATTATAGTTCTTTTTTCTTCATAACCACTATCATAATTATCTTTAAATGATACATCTTCCAGAATCATTGGAATATCTCTCTTTTCTCCAATAGAAGATACTAAATCTACAGAAAGATTGAAAGATGGTTGGAAATAAGGTAAAATTTGCTCTACAATTTGCAAAGCATCTTCATTGTATTGAGTCATAATAGAAAGTTGTATGCCTATGTTGTACGGAACAGGCATAAACATTTTTTTTATAGTTTTATTATCAGTTTGACTTATTGCTTTAAATGTTTGCATAGTAGAAATCTTTCTACTATTATCATAACGAATACTAGTCATTTCAAATGACATTCTTGGAAGTGTTATTGATACTCTTTTTCTTAAGTCTGGTTTTTGTTCTAATCTAGCAAGAAACTTTTCTACTGGACCA